CCCTGCGATCCATGCAACCGGCAAAAGGGCGCCGATATGACCCCGGCACAGTTCCATGCGTTCCTTCTGTTTCTGGAAAGGCCCGAGATGGCGCTCGCCAGGCCGGGGATCCTGCTGCGCTTGCAGATGCACTCCAAGTTGATCGCCGGAAAACGGATGAACGAGTTCACTATCCGCGAGCTCAAGGCTTCCGGGCAATGGCCGAAGAAGGAAAAGAAGGTCAAAGGGCCGCTGCAGGCGGCCATGGATGACGCTTTTTGAAAGGAGCACTATGAAAGTCACAATTGAATCCACCAAGAAAACCGTTACTCTCATGATTCACGGGAAGGAGGTTCCTGCCCGCGTCTGGCAGGGGCTCACCGAATCCGGGAAGCCGGTTTTTTGCTTCATCACGCGCATCGCCCTCGCGATCGAGAATGCTACCGAAAAGCAGTCTGACGAGTTCGAGCGCGACCTGTTCGCGTGCGTCGCTCCTAACGCCGTGGTCGAAGCCATCCCCATGCGGATGATCCTGTGAACGGACGGCCCTACACCGCGAGAGAGCTGGCCACGTTGCGCCGGCTCTTCCCGCACATGGCAAGCGCCGAGGTGGCTGCAAGGATGGGACGCACCCTGTCCTGCGTCAATGGCATAGCCAACCGGCTCAAGCTCCACAAAGACGCGGAGTACAAGGCCGCTGTGCAGCGCAACAGGAACGTCAAGCTTAGCGGCTCAGGCGTGCCCTATCGCTTCAAGCCAGGGCGGGTCCCTGCAAACAAGGGCAAGAAGATGCCAGGCTGGGCGCCCGGCCGCATGGCCGAGACTCAGTTCAAGAAAGGCGAGCGCAGTCTCGCTGCCGAGAAAAACTGGCATCCGATCGGCACCATTCACGCCGACAGTGAAGGCTTCATGCGGGTCAAGATTCGCGAACACGAGCCGGGAGAGCCCACCGGCTGGGGAAACCGGCACGTCTGGGAGTACGTGCACAAGCGTGTCTGGGTCGCCGCCAAAGGCGCAGTCCCAAAAGGGCACGTCATCGCGTTCAAAGACGGGAAGCGGTCGAACGTCGCCATCGAAAACCTGGAGTGTATCTCACGGCGCGAGCTGTTGCGCCGTAACTGTATCCACAATCTTCCCAAGGAGCTGGTCAGCGTGATCCGGCTCGCGGGAGTTCTTAACAGAAAGCTGAGGCAGCATGGCAAAGAACAAGCTGAGTGACCTGCGTGACCACCTGTTTGCGACCCTGGAAGCGCTGACAGACGAGAAGAAACCGATGGAGCTTGACCGTGCCCGGGCTATCGCGAAGGTGAGCCAAACCATCATCGAGAGCGCCAAGGTTGAAGTCCAGTTCATGAAAGAGATGGGCGCCCAAACGGAGAGCACCTTCTTCAACAGCGCCCCGCAGTTGCCGAAGCCCGCGCCTCCAACAGTCCTCCAGATCGAGAAGAAATGACCGAAGAAGATCAACCACTCCCCGCAGCGGTCGACGCCGAGCGCGCCCTGTTGGGCTCCATCCTGATGAACGGCGAGCTGTTCGCCCAGGCCAGCGACCTCATCGGGGCCGTCTTTTACCTCGATAGCCATCGCCGTATCTGGCACGCGATGCACATGCTGGCCTGGGACAACCGCCCGATCGACATCATCACCGTGAGCCAGTTCCTGCAGCAACGCAAAGAAGTTGAGGCGATCGGCGGGGTAGCCTATCTCGCCAGCCTCTCCGAGGGCCTGCCGCGTCGGGCACATATCGGCGAGTACGTAAAGATGCTCAAGGAGAAGGCCACGCTGCGCTGGGTCATCCAGCAGGCGGACCGTACCCGCACCCGGGCCCTGGATCAGTCCGAAGATGCCGAGACGGTCTTGGCCGACACGCGAGCAGAATGGGATGCGCTCTCGCTCTCAGCCACCGAGAACAAGCTGGAGCCGATCGGCGTGTGGATGGGGAAGACCTATGCCAGCGTGGATGATTACAGCGATCGCAGTCGGCGGGGTGGCGGGCTGATGACCGGCTTTGCCGCCTTCGACCATCTCACCGGAGGCCTGCAGCGCAAAGACCTGGTGATCATCGCGGCGAGGCCCAGCATGGGGAAAACCGCATGGGCAGGCAACGTTGCCGACAGCGCGGCAGTGAAGCAGCGCAAAGTGGTGGCCTTCTTCTCGCTCGAAATGTCCACCGAGGCGTTGCTGGATCGTATGGCCTGCTCGCGGGCGCAGGCGTCTCTCAGCGACCATCGCGCCGGCACGCTGAGCCGGGTGTGCCGCAGCTACTTCAACGACGCGCTGGCAGATTTGATGAACGAGACGTTGCTGTTGATCGACGACGAAACGGGACAGACGGTGCGCCAAATGGAGAGTAAGGCGGCGCGGGCGAAACAAGAGTACGGCGCGCTCGATCTGATCGTCGTCGATCACGTGGGACTGATTGCCCCAGGGAAAGGTGGATCTAAGAATGAAAACCGGGAGCAGCAGGTGGCCGGGAATAGCCGGGCCCTCAAAGCGATGGCCAAGAAGCTGGACGTGCCTGTGGTGGCCCTGGCGCAGCTCAGCCGTGCCTTGGACAAGCGGGCGGATAAGCGGCCGATCCTGTCAGACCTGCGGGAGTCAGGCTCGCTGGAACAAGACGCCGACGTGGTGGCGTTCATTCATCGCGAGGAATACTACGCGCCCAAGGAGGAGGGAACGCGGGGGCGGGCGGAGCTCATCATCGCCAAGCAGCGCAATGGGCCGCTAGGAACGGCACACGTGTACTACCAGGACCGCTGCACGCGGTTCAGCGATACAGACCCAAGCTTTGGATACAGGGATTATAGACAGCGTGGTGAGAAAGCATGAGCATCGAATTTAAAGACAAAGAAGTGCAAAACGAATATGACGATTTGGTTGCCGAGGAGGAGAGCCTAGCCAATCAATTGGCTGATATCCAAGAGCGAATCAGAACTATCTTGCGGGTCTATGAACGTGAGTATCCCGGCGCTGAGTGCGCTCATAGAGGGGAGCGGCGGCCGTGTGGTCGCCGTCCATGAAGACCCCGCCGATGCCGATGGGAAACTCCGACCTGCGGGACGCCAACGGAGAGCGCCGGCCAGATCGCAGCTACAGTGACTTTGATATAACCAAGGGCCGCATGCAGACCTACCCGAAACACCCCAACGAGTGCTTCCACACCCGCCAGGTCGCCCACGCGGCGAACGTCACCAAGTTCATCTGCGAAGACTGCGGGAAGACTATGAGCGACGAACGATAGGCCCGTGCCGGCGATTGCCCAGGTACGTGGGCGCGTTCTCCTTCGGTGTCTCATGCTCCAGGCGCCAGCTGTGGATCAGCAAGCTCCGGTCATCCAGGCCCGATTGCCGCATCAACTCCAGCCGGTTGCTGATGTCCTCATTGCGCGGGATGACGGACTGCTCCGCCCAGGTGTTGGTGGCATAGCGCGTTTCGTCGGCCACGTCATCCTCGGCCGCGCCGCGCACCTTGGTGTAACAGCCAGGCCGCTTGGGATCGTGCATGCGGGTGGCTAGGCTGCGGAAGGTGTGAGGCACCGCGTCGGTGAGGGTGAGCTCTCCGGAGGCCAGCATCTTGCCCAGGTTCATCGAGCCGCCCAGAGGATCGTTCGAGGCTTCGCACAGCGGGATGTCGTAGCGCCGGAAAACCTCGTCCATGAGTTGCATGTTGGAGCGTCCGGTACCGGTGTGCTGATTGTTGGCCGGGTCGATAAAGGCAGCGCTCATGCGCCGGGGATTGCCGTTGATCGACACGGCGAAGCGGGCGCAGACGGCCAGGGCGAAGTCGGGCGAGAGCGTCTCCCGCATGATCAACTCGTCGATCTTGAAATGCCGGCCGCCGGGGAAGCGGGGCGTGGGCGGCGATACGCAGTAGAGGCCGGCCGCCGCCGCCGAGTTGCCGTACCCGTAGTCGAGCCCGATGTAGTGGTTCCACCAGGCTTTCTCGCCCACCTCGCAGAGCGGGAGGCACATCTCCGGGCGCATGCCCTTGAAGTACGCGCCCTGCAGCGAACACCAGCAGCCCTTGAGAAGCTGCTCGGAGCGGTCGCCGCTCTGGGTACGGAGGTTGTCCGCGTAATCGTCACCGTGGCGGTTGTGATCGGTGTGCAGGCCAGGGATGAAGCTGACCGTGAACGGAATAACCTTGTTGTCCGAGAGCCAGGTCGAGCCCTTGTACACCGCGCCAGGCTCGACACACTTCTCAGGGAAGTGGAACGGGCAGCGGTTCCGCAGGAAGGTGTGCATGTGCCACGGAGCCCCGTCGCCTCCGGGGTTGGTAGCCAGGCGGATCCGCTTGAATAAACTGGGGTCGGTGGTGCGCCACCAGGGCAGGAGGTCGCGAAGGTGATTTTCCGGGTGATATGTCGACTCGTCGATGCCAATGTAGGAGTACTCACCACCCTGGAAGTTGGCAACGTCCGCTGGCTTTGCTATG